ACAGCATTAAACTCAGGGCTTGTTTCGTCAAAGTTTTCAGACGGGCCTAGAAGATTTGGCCTAGCAATGGTTAACTCTTCAACCTCTGGAAACATTTGTGGCGCATATTTTTTTACAGCGTTCATGTTTTGAATGTGGTACTTGAGGAAGGAGTTGCTTCTTGAAGTAGATTTCTCTGTTGCTCCAAAAGCATCAAAATCAATTCCAGCTACATCAAGTGTATTACTAATGCCTGTAAATGGTTCACTTGTGTCTATATCTAAACGCCCAATACCCATAGCTATTTATACTCCAACACAAAGTTTTCATTCCCGGATTTTAAAGTCTGGTTATTCCACATTAAGTAGTAACGCCCCTGCTCTCCAAACGATCTAATTTGAATCGTATTACTGTCTATTAATGATTTAATGTATGAGGATGAATCTTGTATCTGCATTGTTCCCTCAGCCTGACTGAGATCAGAATAATTGGCAGCACGACCATTCTCAAATTCCTCATAAACTATAATACTTTGTTCAGTAATCCCCGTTATGCTGTCAAAGGTAGACACTGGTAAACTAAGCTTCCAAGTGTTCATATCCTTTTCAGTCATTGATCGCCTTGCAGGAAATGTATAGTAATCTTCACTAAACATATTTCTACTGTCGCCTTTCATTTCTATAGGCTTTTGCATGACTAGATCCATAGCGTTATTCATGCGGTCTTCGTCTAAAACTTTTCCATAATCGCCAACATCAGCCGACATTGAAGCGTATACATAACGAATATTTGCCATCATTCCCATGCGATAGTTAGCATCCCCTTGAGGATAAAGGCCCGACTTAGTAAACCTATCTTCAAATAAATCTGACATATCCGCTGTGCTTGGAAGTATATCTCCGGGCTTTAATTTCATTCCTTTGGTTACATGGTTTACTGCCTCAGCACCATCTTCTTGAGCCATAAGCGTTCCTAAAATAACCTTGTCGTCAGACACTTTGCCTAAAAGGTTTTCTAGAACGTCATAAGACTTTTGCCCGGCTGCATCAATAAAACTACCTAAGAAATTAGAATCTTTTTTATTAATCATCTGAGCCAATAAGCTTGTGTCAGATTCAGAGAACAAGCTTGAATCAATTCCCCACTGATCATCAAGACGGCCTTTTCTAATCTCCATTTCTTGAATAAAGGTTTTCAGATTATTATTATCTATAGCGTCTTGAAGCGTGTTTATTTGTGGTTTTAATATACCCATTTGTACTGCTGCTAATTGAGGGTCTTTTTTAACTAAACTCATTACACGCTCAATTGAAGTTGCCACAAACTGATTTTTCTCAGACTCTTCTAAGGTGTCTGCCAAGCCACCTAGCGCGGCTTGTTTCATAGAGTTGAGTTCTGCCATGCTACTTGAACTTATAGAATCACGCAGTTCTGAACTCCAAGCTAAGGATTGAGCCATTTCTTTTTGAATTTCGGGGTCTGCGATCTCGTTAGCTATGGCTGTGAACTCGTCAATAAAAACGTCAGTAACTAACTGGCCCTCTTTTAATTGGTTAGCCATAGCCAAACCTGTTTTCTCAAGCCCTTTTTGTCGCTCCTTTTCAATTGCAACCACCGCTTTAGCTTCGATTCTAGCGTTAGTTAAATCCTGTTTTAAAAGAGTATTCATACGAGATTGCAAACTTAATTGCTCGTCTACTGGCATTTCAACCGGGGGGTTTTCAATAAAGCTATCTAAAAATGCTTGACCATCACCACTTGCTCTTTCAACACCAAAATCACTAGATACTTTAGCGGCCTGCCATTTTGATCTAAAGCTGTCATATTGGCTTTCCCCTTGGCTTGGGGTTACTACTGATCCGGCAACCTTAGATTCAATATCTGATCTAGCTCGATCTAGTCCATTTTCTAAGTCTAGCTCATAATGATTTAGGTTCTTTGTTAGCTCACCTTGCAAATGTTCTGTCTGCCTGCCTCGGTGAAAACTATTTACTTTACCTGTCATACTCAAGCTGTATTTTTCAACACTTTGGTTATAAGCCACTTTAGATGAAGGAAAAGATAGATTCTCCCTATGCTTACTAATTAGTCCTTCCATGTTTTTTTTAAACTGATCTTGTATACCGCCATAGGTAGGCTTGCCATTAGCATCATAAGCATCAGAATCTTGAAGTGATTGCATTAAGGCTTGAGTGTCTTTTTCCAATCCTATAGAAGCGGAGTGCATTTCTGCTTCTTGTTCGGCCTTTTGAACTTTAGCCTCATAATCACCGACAACTTTAGTCAGTGCTTGGGTTGTTTTCATCTTGGCTTGAGCCGCAGAAGATATAGCGCCTAAACTTATCTGCTCTGCCCCGGGCACACCTGTTTGACTTATTCCTTGGATTCTCACGTTATCTTACCCCACCAATCATTCTTGTTGCCTATGTTGCCTACGTTAGAAATAAGCAAGCTTTCACCTTGGCTGCTCATTGCGCTAGCCTGCGCAGAAGCACCAGCGCGTCTAGCTGAGGCGGTTCTTGCACCTTGCTGTGCTGTGAAATTCATTTCATTTTCTGCCACATTAGCTGCCTCAGCCATAACCGCAAGAGTAGAAACGCTACCAATATCCACGCCTGCTTTAGCATAAGAAACAACTCTTTGCCCTTGCTCTTGTTGATATTTATACCTAGTGCGCCTTAATCTTTCTTTTGTTTCTAACTCACTTAGTTGTGCATTCTTTTCGCCTGCTTCTTTCATATCAGAAGACGCGCTCTGAGAATCGCTAAATTGCTTCACTGCCCCTGCGATTTGCAGAAAAGTCATAAAACTCATACTTAATCTCCCACGCTTAACGTGCCGAACAGCGATACAATATGGCAGGCCAGCGGTAAATCTTGTTCAATGGTAATGCGACCATCCCGGTCGTAGCCTAGATTCTTAATGTTTATATCCTCAGTTGCCGTAGGTTCTTCATTGCCATAGTTTGTGCCGGGTGATCTAACAGGCGGCCTCTGCCCATTAATCTTAGGAATGGCTGAATTATCTAAACGAACAAATATCTCATTCCAGCGCTTCATCTTGCCAAGCGTTGTGCCAGATCCAGCATTAGCGCCCGGGCGAGTAGGTGTTAACTTTGAGACATATTTAAGGCCAACTTTAATATTAGTTGCCGCATAATTTAAGGTAAGCGCACCGCTTGAAACAACCAGATCAGGGTGTACAGCACCATCGGCTGTAATCTGAACAGTCTTGCCCTCTAGGTGAGAAAGTCCCGTCACTGAGCTTGTAGAGCTTCCAGAGTAGGAAATCATACTGTCCATAAAGAAATTAGGGGTGTAACGCTCAACGAACTGCTTTACAGCGCCATTAATTGTGCGCTTAACAACAAGCCAATATTGATCCGGCCCATCCTCTGAGATTACTGCTAAAGATTTGTACTCACCATCTGTGGTGTGCCTATGCCAGCCTACAACTTCTTGAGAAGGATCGTAGGTCAGCATAATTAAAACACCATCAGAACGTAGGCCAAGCAAAAGAGAATCAGGAACGTGAGAGTAACTAAGAGTTGTTAGCCCTCCTTCTGTTATGTGTTCAGCAAGAAAAGTAATATCATCAGATTGAAAACTGTCGCTTTCCCATTTGTAGGCCACATTTCTTACTTGAGTACCAGATCGTTGAATAAAGAATACATCTGAACCCACATAAGCAGGGTGGCCTAGTTTAGATCCGTATGAGGTCTGTCTGCGAACATCAATATTAGTTGGAGTCACCGCAGATTCATTGCCGCCTGTTACTCTAAACTCACCGCCAGAAGTACCGATAATTAGCACTCGTTGAGCGGCTAACCATTTAATATTGTTTACACGATCTGAGGCGATAGCGTAACTAAGGCTGTCATTAGCAGTAGCCCCTAGATCAAAGTTTTCATACTCGCCAGTTTTACTAGCCCAAAATGTTTGAGGTTTAGCTAGTGTCCCGGCATACCAAAGTCTTTGTTCATAAAACACCACCGCAGACGGATAGCCTTTTGTGGAAGTAAAAGCGGCTTCTTGCCATAGGTTAGTTGGGTTAGTGTCCTGTGGCATATACGTTAAATCTTTAATGGTGACATTAGCGACAGTGGCAGAAGCAACACTGTTGACCCTGACCCAAACCACTTCGCCTGTTACTACATTCGGAATTGTGTCTATTAAAAAATCACCGCCAATATGACTAGAATTAAACAAAGAGCTACTGGCAGTGATATTCTGAGTCGTAGCAGTTGTGGAGGCAAAAGTGAGCGTAAGAGATTCATCTTGGTTAACAGGTAAGAACGGGCCTTTTTTAAATATTTCATCGGCTATTGTCCAGCTTGCATGAGCAAGTCTTGTTAGTTTTCTTGGCTTGTGACTAGGGTGAACGATCCACATTACATCCGCGTTCTGAGCGAACTGTAGTGCATTAACTTGAGCGTGAGTGTAATTTGTTGCAATCTCATACGCTGCTGAGTTGGCTTGTATTTGACCGCCATTGGTATAAAACCGAATGTAATTATTACCGAACTCTAAAACATAGGTCTGGTCAACGCTGAACTCAAACGGGATCAGCCTAGTTGTATGTGCAGAGTTTTTGACTTCATTAATAAACTCAGTACCACCACGCCTTTTTGCACCGCCATGAGGCAAAGCAATAAAGTTTTCCATGACTTCACAGCCACTAGAATATTTAGGTGAATCAGTACGGCCCATTAGTCGAGGTGATAATTCACCAGAAGAAAAACTATTAATAATCGGGGATAGCCTCATGCGCGAACATTCTCCAAAAGGGTTGCAGTAATGTCCTCAGATCCAACCTCCGCACCATCATACATAGCCGCGTCAGTAATGCCCTTTTCAGACATAGCCCACATATCGTTTGCAAGCGATCTATTTTGAGTTAAAGCATAGGCAATCTCTGCCGATATTCGACAAGAAAGCGCAAAAACAAGAGCCGGGTCAAATTGACCGGGATCAGTAATTCGTGCAACGTATTTAATGGTTGCTGTGTCGCTGTTACAGATTAAATTTTGTCCTTCAACCCGGTATTTAGATTCTTCTTTTAAATCTAAGACAGCGAGGCAGTGAGGATCGTTAGGTAGGCTATAAGCCTTTGTAAAGCCCCACACTGGAGCGGTGGATAGTTGAGCAAGGGTTGCCCGTTGAATAGCACAAGACCAAGGATAGGCTCTTAAAATAGCATCCCTTGCGTCTGCGTAGACAGCGTTACAAACATTTGATTCTGTTGATCCGTCAGTTAATGACGTAATTGTATTAGCACCAAGCATGGCTAAAGCCCGATTACAAATAGATACTTCACTAGCCATGACGAACTCCTTGATTAAAAAAAAGGGGCGTATTTCAGCCCCTTGGTTAATTGCGCTAAGAGATTAAGTCTCTGTGCAAAGAACTTCCACAACACATTCGTCTTGAATGCGTGTAGCTCCAGCAACAAATGACAAGTACACCTGATGGGCGTAAGACTTATCGGGACGTAAATCAATCTTAGTTGAAACGTCTTTACCAATACCCAAGCCCATTGCAGATTTGCTAAATGCAAAACATTTGCGCTGAGTTGAATTTAGGTTTAAACGCTCTGAACGTAAGAATTTAAATCCCATAAACGTGTCAATGTCACCTTGAACTAAAGCCTTAACACTGTTGTAGTCACTTGAACTAATCTGAGTTGTAGCTAAAAGATTAGACACTTGCTGTGAACCCAACACAAAGAAGCGTTCTTCGTCTGGATCAAGATCGTTGCCGTCCATGATTTCTTTAGCAGAGATCAATTTAGCTACAGTAAGACCAGCCGATCCGTGAGCGATCTTTTGCCCGGCAGGCAATGCTACGCTTGAGCCAGCACCATCTACAGCGTTACCCGTTGCAGCGGCAATGATTAGGTCGTCTATAGCGCGAGCCATACTGTTAGCACCTGATTTTGCATAATGCGACTCAGGAGTTACCAACATGCGAACTTTATCCTCATCGTCTATGAGATCAGCCCAATGATAATCTGTCATTGTGGCAACACGACGAGAGTGTGGTACTTCAAGAACTGGTGTGGTGGTGTGGCGTGAGGACTTCACGATTGCTGCCACAGTACCTAAGCGTTCAAAGTTAAATTTCTCGCCCGTTACTGACTGCTCATTGATTGCAGAGCGTAAGCGTGAACCCTTCTGTTGTGCTAGGTGAATTAAGTTATCTTGGAACTGCTGAACAAATGCTTTTGAAATTGTATTAGCCATGATTCTTCTCCGAAATAGGCAAGTTGAAATTGGCGTTTTGAGCTACCCTTACGGACTCTGAACTGGCAATGACGTATGCTTTGACGAGATGAGAAACGGCCCATCCAACCCATCAGGACTAAAATTAGCTACCCTGTTGGATTAGATGTTCAATGATTTCTACGCGGTTATTAGGAATTAAGAAGCTTCTGGATAAGCTTGTGAATATAAACTTTCCATTTTTTCTACTTCCATATTATGTTGAGGGTGGCCTGCTAGGTTATAAGGGTGTTCTCTATTCCTTCTGACTTCGCTAATTCTATCTAGCGCCTCATTAGGTGACAGGGTGAAACGATTACCACTTTGAAGCCCGGCAGATTCATCCTCCGTTAATGTCGCCCCAATTTGAGCCATTAGCTTGATCATGTTCGGATTGTTAGCAAGGCCAGATTCTAATAAAAAGCTTTGAGTTTCAGCATCAGCATAGGCAAGCACTGCGTTTTTTGCTTGAGATAGGCGCTCGTCATAAGCATGGCCCCATTCTTTTTTAAGCAGATCATTAGCTTCTTGCATTTGTTGATCAGTGTCTTCGTCTAGCTTCTTGCCTTGTTCTTGAGTGTTTTCTTGCCATGCTTTGACTTGAGCGTTAGATAACCCATTGTCATGCGCCCACGATAGAAAATCAGGATCAGCCCCGTCCACTTGGTATCCATCTGCGCTTTCTGGCCTTCCAAGACGCGAATACATAGCAGCCCGGGCTTCATCCTCGTCTGTTGGTAGGTTTAACAAGGTAGGAACTTTAGCGGTAAGCTTTGAGTTAAAAGCTGTCCAATCGTCTGTGCTTGCATCCTCTCCCGGAATACGGATTGAGCCGCCAGCGTATTGCTGCGCGTCTAAGTATGATTTAGCTAACGTATTTAAATCAGGTATCTGTGATAGGGATTCATTGCCCCTGTACTCATCAGACAATCCCGAATGCCACGACTCTGCCGGAGCCTCTACCATTAATTCTTCACTCATTTTGTTTCTCCACTACGTTTGTAATTTCTAAATATATGCTCCGCTGCCCTTCTTTAAAGGCAGTTTCATAAGGGTCTGTGGAGAACGAAATTCGATCCCCATAGGCCACTTTCATATTGGCAAGTATTCTCTCGCCTGTTTTGCTACTAAATAATTCTCTTATATCTTTACTGAACTGATCCATTAACCATTTGCTCCAATTCAGCAGCTTGAGTAGCCCCGGATAACTCTTGCTGCCCTTGATCTAACTGTTGCTGTTGTTGCTGTTGTTGCTGTCGCATTTGCCTTAACTCGCCTACCTGTTCGTCACCAAGCAAAATATCGGCTGGCGCTCCCAATCGGTCTGCTATTGTTCTGCCTGCTTTATCAACATCAACAATGTCCAGCACTTCCGGGTTAACTTGAGACAGTTGCATGATTCCTTCAATCGCTCTTTGAATGCCTGTTACTTCATCCATTTTTTGAGATCGCGCTAATGGCCCAACGTATTCAATATCAAGATCACCTCCCACTTCCTGTAAGATTTCTGGCATTGGTGGCAAAGCGTTACCACGCAACATTGCATAAAATGCACGTTCAACAATAGGGTTTAAGAACTCGGATTGTAGTCGCCCAAGTGTAGGCCCAAGCAAACGCTGCATTAGCTCATAGCGAACTTGCACCTCAGTTGCCGTCATTTGAGGCCCGTCATTTAGTTCTAGTTGATCTGAAAAGAAAATGCGCCTGACTGACGCGCGAACATCACCAAGCATCAAGGTATCTGCATTCCAGTTGGTTGCATTTACTATCGGTTCTAAGTTATTCATGTCGCGCACATAAGTTACTGTAGATGGACGCATATCTATTTTGCCGAGAATGCCGTTCTGCATGGCTTTGAGTGGTGGGTCTATACTCTTTTCCCACGCTTTCATAGCAAGCTTACGCGCTTCATTCAGAGTCTTAATGTCTGGTCGAGCAACCGCACCGGGGCCGAACCCGTAAATGTCCCCGGTAGTTTTTGACCAGCGAGGAACCATAAACGGCAATTCATAATAGCCAGACTCTTTGCATATCTTTTTGTCAGCAACACTAATGAAATAACAAGCCCACGGACGCTGGCTAGGTGGCGCTACCATTGCTGGCTCACCCTTTAGCTCACGCGGAAAAACAGCTTGAATGTAATCTAACTCTTTGTCCGGGTCAGTATCTAAAGCTTTCATTGCCTTTTCACCGCAATCTTTACCAAACTTTTGATAAGCCTGCCGCGCTGATAATGTAATCTTTCGGAATACTGTATCTATACGACCTTCCACAGACTCAGCAATAACAACCTCAGCTAAATGACACGCCCGGAAATTAAAGCCGTCAAAGTTTGCGTCCTTTGTTTTTACGTCAAATTGCAAAGTGGCTGTGCCAAAACCCACCATATCCTGATAAGCCTCGGCTACTTCTGTAGAGAAATTTGATTTGCCAAACTCTTGAAACATTCCTTTGCTGCACTTCTCAAGCCAATCTTTTGCTTCTTTATCTTCGTTGAGTTGATCTTCCCGGAACCGCAAGCCAAACCACTTGGTTGAGGGGCTTGTAAGCGACCCATGAAGGGAGGCTGCTAATATTTGAAGTGCGTGTATGGCTGTGGAATCATAGACCTCAGCGGCCCTTTTAGTGCCTTTCACGCTCTTAGAGATAAAGCCTGCTTTGCTAGGCATTAAATAAATAGCCAGTTCTTCCCACAGTTGATCCCAATTTGACCTATCTGATTTTAATTTGTCGTATCTTTTTAATAAGGCGACAGGGGAAACAGTAGGGGATACGGCTTTATTTTTACTTTTATCGTCATTGTCTTCATACATTTAAACAATACTCATTTGTGATTTTTTGGTGTCTGCATCATCTAGTAAGCCAGCAAACCTAGTGCGTGTGCTATTCATTCGCATCAGTGACAGCCTACGTTTATAAAGTGATTTTAGTTCTTCTGGATCTTTAGTTTTTGCAATTGCTGCGTTAATCTCATCAATACCTCTTGGATCTACAGTATCGTCTGGTCTAGGATCGTAAATTGTGATGTTGTCCCTAATGTCTTCGGGAACTGTTGATGGAGTCACCACTGCTCCCTTACCTAAACCATCACCATTTGTCTTTTTTGCTACCGCAACACCATCCACAAAAGTTGTTGATGTTTTATCGCCTAAGCTAAGGCCAAACAGGCTAGGATCATAAGCGCGAGTGACTATTGACGGGCCACCTTTGTAGTCGTAAGTTGTGTCTTGGCTCTCTCCAAACAATCCGTATTTAGCGCCTACAGTTTTTGAAACGCCACCAACTATGATTCCAGATTTAGTTAAATCAGCTTTCTTTTCGGCAGTCATTGCAGGATCGTCAGTAGCGCCAAGCACAGCCATAGACCCAGTGACACGACTTAAATCATCACTGGCCCTGCGTTGCATATCTGGAGTAATAACTCGATCACCGCTATAGGCTTTCTTCATTCCGATAGCATCTTGCTCAGACTTTAATTCAGCTTGACTAGCTCCTCCAGCTAACCTAGCTGCAAAATAAGCTTGGTTGTAACTGACCTCATCATTACGATATTTGTCATTTTTAATTGCAGACAAAAGCATACTTGGCATACTTGAGTTTTTGTTGGATTCAACATTTTCTTGATACGTTGAATTGTCAAACTTGCCGTAATTTCTGGCTGCTAAGTTTGTAGGTGCTACGCTTTTTAAAGGCTTGGCTAATGATAATGGGGTGCTAGTAGCCGCTTTTTTTGAACTAGCTTTGTTCTGTCTAGCTGCCAGCGCTGGACTCATTTGCCCGTCACCTTGGCTGTAACTGTTGACTACACTAGGAGCAGGCGCTAAACCATCTCTAAGAACACCACCTTGGGGTTGAGTAATGTTAGTTGAAGCTAATGGCGTAGTTACTGCTTTAGATTTAGTTTTTGTCTTAGGCTTTCGTATAACAACATACGCTCCATCTTTATC